GTGCGTTCGATGGGATCTGTGCCGATGGGCAACGCTTGGCCGCTGCCGTCCAGCGGCACGGGCTTTGAGACAGGATTGCCGGCCTTATCAACAATGGCCCGGCGTTCACCGCTCACGTCCTCGTTGAACCCCACGTCGTAGTACTTGATCTGCCAGCCCTTCGGGTTGAACAGGAACTCAACGCTGACGCTCCAAATGCTGTTCTTCTGGTCGTAGTCAGCGGAGTAGCCGTTCACCTTCAGCGTGTAGTCAGGGCAGCCCAGATAGGTGCCTTTGTTGCATGTGTTGGCGTAGCTCAGCAGAGCCGGGAAGTCAGGGCTTGTGGCCAACGTGTTGGTGTAAACCAACTTGACCATCGACACCTCTTCCGTGATGCCATCAACTGCTTCTTTGGCCGAGTTGACAGGCGGCGTGCCCTCATCGGAGGCGTCGTAGTCGGGAACGTCGCCAAGCGTTTCCCAGCCCGTGGCCGGCATCGTGGAGGTGACAGACTGAATCGAGATATTCAGCCACGGCTCCGGGTCTTCCTGGTCTTCCTCCTCAGTCGCTTCCTTGCTCTCGTAGTTTACCGTCAGCGTGATGAGCCGGTCGTTCTCCTCGTCCGTGTAAGCGAACTTGCGAGACGTGACGTTCAGCGTCTGCCCGGCAAACGTGGTCGAGTCGCCAACCCGCGGAATGGTGCCGCCAATCTTCGACCAGACGCCAGTGTTGGTCGCCACGTCATAGAACGTGGTCGTGGCGTCGTCGCTGACGATCAGCAGTTCTTCACTGCCGGCCAGCGTCTTCGCGCCGTTGGCCGTCGATGTCTCGCTGAGTTGCAGCCGGCGTAGCCGGCGAACGTCGATAATTGCCATGGCTACACGTTGATCGCCGCGAGGCCGAATCCGTTTTGCTCTGCAAGAGCCACCAAGTCGTCAATGCCGTCAGCCGCCCGCTCGTTGCTGTCGGCGATCTCCTTCATCGGATCGCCAGAAAGTCGGGCGTCGCCACCGCGGGCCAGCATGTTGCGGAACGATTCGCCTTCCGACGTGCCGACGACGATGGACCGCAGTTCAGCTGATGATGCCGCGAGAGCATCGCGGATCAGCGGCGCATCTATTCTCTTCTGCTCGAGCTTGTTGCTCGCTTCGTCAACGCTGGCAGCAGCCGCCTGAGCGGCTTCTCTGTTTCGCCTAACAAACGCCTGTAGCGGTCCTTCTGCGCCCATAGCCACAGCCTCGCCGATGGACTCAGCATTATCGGAGAAAGCGCTTCTGAACGCATCTATAGACGATTTGCCAGCGTTAACAATGGACTCGTCAACCCCATCCTTGAATGCCCGTCCCGTGTCAATGAGTGCGTCAAGTGACGACGTATCAAACTGAAGGTACTGCCCGATCTGCTGACCAATTTCGGCCAGCCGCAGCGTGGCCGTCGTCAAAGCGCCAATGCTGCCCAGGAACATTGCCTGTGCCGCATAGAAGACGCCAGCCACTACGGAAGATACGCGACTCATTAAATCGACGACTGATGCCCATTGCTCGCCGACCTGCGAAAGATATTGAAACACTTTGGACAGCGACGGGCCGAAATTGGCAATGATGTAGTCGCCGACCTGAGCAAGGAAGTCAGCACCATCAAGCAAGGCTTCGCCAATCGCCTGGCCGATGTTGGCTCCGCCAACACTTCCGACGAAATCGGTGAACTGTTTGGCAATGCCGGCAATCGCGGGAGCCAGGTGAGCAATGACCTGCTGCACGATTCCTTGTATCGCTGCGTAGACGCGAGTAAACGAATCGTTCATCTCTTCGACGTTCCGGCCCTGAGCGTTCGTTAGGGCCAAACCAAATCGTTCTGCTTCCTCGCGAGCCTGCCGAATGCCGCTCGCACCACCCTCAAACAGCGGCAGCAGTTGTGCGCCAGCCTTGCCAAACAAAGCGATTGCCGCGGCCGATCTTGCGGCCTCGTCGGGCAACGCCGAGATAGCGGAGGCAATCGCCTCAAACCTGTCTGCCGCAGACATGCCAGACAGCTGTTCAGTGGTCAGGCCAAGAGTTGCGAACGCCGCATTGGCGGCCTTGCTTCCACTCTGTGCCTTGATAAGTGCAACGTCAGCCTTCGTCATCGCCTTGGCGATTTCGTCAATGCCGACGCCGGCCAAGTCGCCAGCAAGCTTTAGGCCAGCCAGTTCCGAGTAGGTAGTGCCCAGCCGACGCGAAAGCTTGCTCAGCTGGTCAACGCCGTCAGCGGCCGAAGACGCCATCCCGGTAAGGCTACTCACAACGCCGCGGGCCACACTGAACAGAGCCAGCTGCCCGAACGTGCTTTTGGCAATGGAGCCCAATGCAGCAAACGGGCTCGTGACAGAAGAAACGCCAGACGCAAAGGCTCGAAGCGACTTGCCGGCCCGCGAGAGTCCAGCGGAAAGCCCGCCAGTGCTGGCGCTGATACTGACGTTGACGCGACCGAAGTTGTTGGCCATGAATCACCGCGGGATCGCGTTCAAGATGTTGAGTATCTGCTCTGGCGTCTGTGCCCTCTTTGGCACCGGCATCATGTCTTCGGGCTTCTTTGGCGGTGCGTTCTTCCTGCGGTTGGCGTTGTATCGCTGTGAGATTTGCACCGCGTCCCGAAGCCACTCGTCTCCCCACGGTTCGAGCAGGTAGTAGCCCATCCAGCCGTACAGTTGATCGACGGGCATCGTCTCGGCCAGCCCGCCCGGCCCTTCGACGTTCCACTCGCCCAGCTTCAACGCCAGCCGGTACAGGAACGCGAGAACCGGCGAGCGTTCTATTTTCCCGCGGCCTCCTCCACTGCGTTGGCGCCGATGCCGTTGAGCTTGAAGCCAGCATCGACGATGGCCTGCACGATGTCCGTGTCGAGCTCGCCAATCCACTCGGAATCGGAGTCCTCAAACATTCGCGTGCCGTCTTCGTTCACGCAGACGAGCGTCACGAACCGAGCACGGACGTTGTCAAGGTTGACGCTGCCGCCTACCTTGCCGCCCGTCACCATCTGCTCGAATCGGTCGCGGTCCTTCGCCGAGAACTTTGCCACGTAGACGGTGCCGAGCTCCGGCACCTCCACAGCGACACGCTGGCGAACGCCACGCCGGGCCTTGATCTGGTCACGAGTAACAGCCACAGTCCGCGCCTCCTGCTACTACAGCGTGCCGCTCAGCTTGATAGTGAGCGTGCCGCTGTTCATGTCTTCCATCTGGGCACCGGCCTCGAAGCCGGTCGCATAGCCGAACGCACTCCAGAGCGTCGTCGTGGTGCCGCCGCTGGCCCAGTACACGTTCACCACCTGGTTGGTGGCGACGTTGGCAAGGTCGGCCGTCGGCTTGATCGCCGGGTCAAAAAGCACCTCGACGGAGAGCTCGCCGGGATCGTAGATCGCGGAGCCGATGAACTCCTTGGCATTGCTCAGCATGTGCGTGGCGTCGGCAACGGCACGCGAGACGCCGCCGTGATTCACGCCGGTGATCTTGTACCCCGTCGCGGAGTGGAGCGCGGTTCCGAAACCCACGAACGTGCCCTGTCCGATGTCGATGGCCATCTCTTACGGCTCCTGATAGGTGATCTCTACGGTCAAATCGGTGCGGTAAATCGGCAGCTGCTCGCCGCCGGCCTGCGGCTCAGTCGTGTCGTCGTCGTTCTTTACGACAGCCAAGCGTATCGCCGCAGACTGCTTGTATTGTAAGGCGACACGTACGGCCCTCGACAGGTTTCGCACGTCTACCAGCGACGTTCCCAGGCAAGAAATCTGGTATGTGACTCGGGCAATGCCGGTCATCCCCCGCATGTGCATGAACGGCCCGCGGTTGGCCTGGTCCTGGGCGTAGACGATGCACGGCAGCTGTGTGCCCTGCGGTGCCTGCGTGGAGAAGATCCGCGAGCCGACAAGGGACGCAATATCCGCCTGGGCCGACAGCGTCTGCCTGACCACCTCGTCGATATAGGTCACTGCCGGCACGTTACTTCTTCCCGTACTTTCGGCGGATTAGCCGACGCTCTTCCTCGGCAATCGCCTTGCCAAGATTCATCTCGAGCTTGCCGATTAGCTCCTCTTTCATCCGCGGCAGGTTCTGATCGGCCCACTGCTGAAACTTGCCCGAGCCGGTGTACCCACGCACGCTTTTGAAGAACACCGTCCCGCCGTCGTCGCCACCGATCAGCGACACCTTGTCCTTGAGGTAGCCGTACTTGCTGGCGTACCGCATCGGCAACTTCAGGGCCAACGCACTCTTCGGGTAGCGGTCGTTCACGCCCTGCTCGGTCCAGTAGGCGTGAAAGCCGAGTTCGCGATTGTTGCCGCCCGTCTTGCTGCGGTATCCGACGATCCCCACGGCTGTGGTCGTCTTCTTCTTCTCCAGCTTGAGCCCCACCGAGCGACGCAGATTGCCCGTCGGCCCCTTCGGCGTGAGTGCCTTCACCTCGGGCACGGCGGCCTTGACAACCTCGCGGACGCTAGAGCCCAGGTACTTCCGCTGGACGCCCTTGGACAGCCGCGTGAATCCACGCAGGATGTCCTCGACGCCCTCGACGGTGGTAGCGAACTTCGTCATCAGTCCACTACCTCCGTCACCATGAGCTCGTGCTCTTCGCGGCGGCCACGCTCCACGGCCGACAAGATCTCGAACGTCCTGCCGTCGGCCACCATCCGCATCTTGGGCTTGAGCCCGGCGGTGTACCGCATCCGCACCCGGTGCGTGACGTTGCCCTCAGTGGCCATGGCGGTCATCTGCTCGTTGCCACTCAGGGGCAGAATGGCGATCCACCGCGTGGCGAACGTGCTCCACGTCAGAATCGGCTCGCCAATGGCGTTGGCCGACTCGGCTGGAGTCTGCACCGTGGCCAGCGTGTCCATGATGCCGGAGCGGAGCATGCGTCAGGTGCCGTATAGGACTATGGTGTAGGTGCCAGTGTTCGCGGCGGTGTCGATAAGCCCGTCTAGGCTCGCCGTAACCGAAGAGCACGCAACCTCGTTGTCCCTTGAAATGAGCTCCACGTTGCCGTTGGAGTCTTGGAACTTCCGCGACTGACCGGCTGCCCCTTGGAACGCAAACGCAATGCGAGAGATGGCGGTGCTCGCAAACGTGACGAGATTGCCGCTGGCGTCTCGATATTGCGTGGAGTACAGGTTCAGGAACACCTGCTGGGCTGTGCCAATCGTTCCAGACACAACCGCTACCTTGCCGGTCGTGTACGGCGTGCTGCTGGTCAACGAAATCGTTTTGCTCGCCTGAGCGATGCCAGACGAGTCCATGTCGTTGAACGTCGCATCAATCGCAATGCGGCCTTCGATCGTCATGCGTACTGCTTCCACTTCAGGGGCTCGAGCAATGCGTGCACGCCCATGGGCACGTTCTGTCCAACGCTGCCGACGGCCTCGCGGTTGGCGTACCAGTGGCCCACCAGCATCTTGATCGCGTGCTTTGCCGGGGCCGGCACGTTCGCCGCCCCGCCGTAGCCGGCCAGGTACGTGATCTGCACGGACTTGTCGTCCAGGCGGACAGCGGGCCAGTTCTGGAGATACAGCGGGTAAATCAACGATGGAACGTGGTCGCGGTCCACGCGGAACTGCTGCGTTCCGGACTGCGCCCACGTAAGTGTCTGCGTGATGCCGGATTGATCGACGTACGAGATTGTCACCGTGGCGCTCGCGGCAGTCGCGTTCAGCCGCACCGGCGGGCGCGGAAGCTCGGTGCGGAGAGCAGGAAAGTCATCGAACGCCACGGTGTACGTTTTGTCGGCAAAGGTGCGGTCGCAATAGTCCTCGCACCACGTCGTCGCCGCGTCGATCAGGGCACCGATGTACGTGTCGTCGTCGGTGAAGTCCACGATCCGCAGGTGCGACTTCGCGTCATCGACGCTAATCGGCCGGTCGCCGGTGCCGCTGGCGGTCGAGACAGCCAGGCTGCGGTATCGGCTCCCGGTCGCGGGCAGTTCCCAGTTACGCACGCTTCGGCCTCCCACGCTTGGCCTTGGCGACAGGAGCAACGGCCCGCTCGGCCTCCGGTTCAGGGGCAACGGAGAACTCAAGCGTAGGCTCAGCGACCACCCGCACGGCGTACCGCTGCAGCTCGAGCGTGCGGGCCAGGCCGCCGGTGACAGGCACGACCTGGCCAGGGCGGTAGCGTCCGTAGGATCGCAGCATGCGAACCATCACGGGCTGACCAATGCTCACTGCCATACGTTGTCAGGCGGTTTCCCGCCACGCTCCCAAAAGTCGCCCGGGTGCTGAAGGCTGGCCTTCATGTTCTGGTCGGGCCACTTGATCCACACCTCTGCGTGCCCAAGGGCGACACGCGGACACACGCCGATCTTCAGTCCCGCCTTTTGGGCGTTCAGCCACATAGCTATGTCGTCATCAATACGCCCGTCCTCCCACCGGCCATCCTCGTTGGGCTTGCCGATGAACCACGGGTGAGGCATCTTTTTCAACGCCTCCGCCTTCAGCATGGTCAATCCAAAATGGGCGGTGTTGGCTTGCACCACGTTGTGATAGATGAACGTGTCGCGGCCCACCTCGGCCATCCGCTCGCCGCCGTCGCTCACCATCGTGAAGAGCGGCTCGTCGGTACGCCGCTTCATCTGGATGGCGGCCACGAAGTCGTAGCCACTGGCCACCGCATACGTCAGGAGCTTCGGGACAGCGTCCTGGGAGAATATTGAGTCGTAATCGAGAGTGAGAATCCAGAGCGGAGGCTTACCCTCGGGATCGTCGTTCTCGACGATGTCCGTGAGCACACGCTCGAGGCACTGGCCCCAGAACGCACCCTCCATACGGATCGGCGAGATCCCGTAGGGGATGAGCCCCCGGGCCCAGCAGAACATGTGGTCCTGCCAGCCCAGACGAGGGACAGACATGGCGCAGTGCAGCCGCACTGGCCCGCTAGGGGTTTGCAGGGTGGCAGGCTGCACGCCCGCCACCGCTGGATTCGCCGCGCCCACGGCTCCTCCTCGGTTTGGAGTTGTCGTACGAAACCTATCAGCCGCCGTACACCACTCGCGTGGTCACGTTCGCGTCGGTCGCGCTGTCGATGCCCACCTCGCCCTTGTGGAGCCGAGCGGCGACCACAACGTCGTTGTTGGTGCCGTTCGCCGTCGCATCGGCCGAGGGGGTCACGCGAACCTGAACGAACCGCGGGAGAGCCTTGGTCGAACCAAGCTCGAAGCGAGTGATGTTCACAACCGCGGTGTTGGTGACGCCGGCCACGGTGTAGTCCGTGCCCTGCACCAGACCGCTCACCGTCGCGTAGGACGTGGCGGCATCGGCATCCGCAAACCGAAGGCCAAGGACGCTCGGAGCCGACGTGTTGGCCAGCGAGCGGTACGCCACGTCGATCGACAGGGCATCGAAGCCCAGGCAGTCGATTGCCACGGTGTGCGTGGCGGCACTGTTCACGCCGGCCACGCCGGGGGAGATGCTCAGGACGGTGCGAGTGTTCTGGGTGTGGTTCATGGTTTCTGTTCCTTGTGTCCTAGGGTCAGAGCAGGAGGGCCACGACCGGGCCAGAAGTCGTCGCATCGCCGATGTCCGGGCTGATCGCGTCGTAGGACACGGTCGCCTGGAAGTACGTCTGATCGAACTCGATGTAGCGGTCGGTGCTCGCACGCACCGCAACCTGACGCCGCAGGGCGAAGTGGCTGGACTTCTTGAGGTCACCGAAGAGGGCCACCACCTGGTCGGTGCTGGCGGTCTGACGCATGACGTTGTTGTAGTAGACCGGGTAGCCCATGAACGACGGCCGACGCACGCCATCCACAACCTCGTTGGCCAGGGCACCGTTGCCACCAAGGGCGAGCGACTGCATGGCCAGAGCGTGCATCTGCGGCGTGCAGTACCAGCCAGCCGTGGGGCTCTGGATGGCGTAGGTGGGAGCCTTCGCAACGGCCGCCGCGAAATCGTCAATCGTCAGGCTGGCAACGCTGGTCTGGGCCGAGTTGAAGATGTTGGCCGCAGTCGAAAGGTTGCTCTGGTTCTCGAACAGCCACTGGATGCCGCGGATGCCACCGTTGGCGGAAACGCCCGAGCCAGTGAAGCCGTCGAGGTCGATCCGCTGGGCGATAGCCAGGGCGAACTCCTCGGCCACAAGCGAGGCCAGGTCGATGGCGGAATCGTCGATCAGCTGGTTGGGCACGCGGGTGCCAACGCGGACTTCCTTGGCCGACAGCATGACGTTGTCGGTGGCCATGTCGGTCTGGGTCGTCTCGGCATTCGCCGCGGTGTGATACGCGACATTTCCGCCCGTCCGACGCGGAATGTAGAGCGTGTCGCTCGTCATCGTCAGGTTGTTGGCCTGAGCCGGGAACGCACCAAATGCCTCAACCAAACGGATCACGGTGCTGGCAAAGGTGTCCGGGATAAATACGGCACCCTTGTTGTTGTCGTTGGGCGACAGGGCGCGAACTTCCACGTTCTTCTCGTACCACGAGCGGTCCTCGGCACGGCCGAGAACGTAGCCGCGAATCCAGCGGCCACACGCCTCCGCGTCGCTGGACGACCGGAAGTGCTTCGCACCACGCGGCGAGAACGACGGCCCGGTGACGGGGGCCGAGGGCACAGCCGCAACCTCAACGGGCTTCGCGGTCGCGGCCACCTTGCCACGCAGAGCGGTGATCCGCTCGGCGATGGCGTGCTCACGGGCGAGCTCCTTCTCGAGCTGATCGGCCTCGCCGGCCAGACGCTCCATGTCCGCGACCTGCTCGGCGGAACGCTCCTCGACCTTCGACAGGTCATCGAGCATGGCGGCCACAGCGGCGGCCCGGTCCTGAAGCTTCGTGAGTTGGCTGGCCATCCGTGGCGCTCCCATATCGGGTGACAGATCCGTGTCTGTCGTTCACCCTACGGGACGAATGGCCCAGCGCTATCGCTCTTGTTTGTACGGTACAAGACTCCGCCGCCAGACGGCATCGGCCGGAACGATGGCCTTAGTCTTGTAGTCGCAGCCGCAGCACTCCAGATAGCGAACCTGGTGATGCTCGCCGTGCTGATGGCTGGACCGCGTACGAAGGCGATTGGCCTTGCACTTCGGGCACGTGCTACCGGCTTGTGTCACGCACGCTCCTACTTTTTGTTTTCGTAGACGAGGTCTTTGAGTTCATCGACGGTGACAGTTGCCGTATGCCCCGTCTTGTCTGTGACTTTGTAGGTCATCACTCGACCCTTTCCGACGACTTTGGACTCGCCCTTTCCGAGGGTGTATCCCATCTGCTTTAAGGCTGCGTCTGCTTGGTCGATATCTATTTTGGACTTGTTCTTCGGCAGGGACACGTCGTGC